CCGGCTGGTGCAAACCAAGGATAGCTAACAGCATCACTGCGAATAATTGTACGAATCATCATGTGACTTGGTGCTGTTACTACCAAATTACCACTTAAGTCTGTTGTCTGGCAACTAGGGTAGAATGCAGCCGCGTATGCTTGACCAACTGCTAAGTTACCGTCACCTGTTACTACTCCTAGGCCGTTGTTATCAGTAGCCCATTTAACCAGTGATTGTGTATCAGACGGTAAACGTAACGGTGTATCAACAACAATAAATCCTGTGTCGCCACGATTGTTGTTTACTGTTACCATGTCTGGTGCAAGCTCTGGGTATGCTGGGCAAGCTAACAAATTAAATTGTACTTGACTTTCCAGGATTTGCTGGTTAGAATCGATACCGGAACGGAGTGCCTTAACAATGATTGCTCTTTGTGCTTGACGACCCATATTTGGACTTCCGTCTACACGCAAGCCGCTGGCTGATAACCAGGTACTTGTTTGATCTGGCAATACATCTGGGAATGGATAGTCTGTTGCATTAAAATAGTTGTATTCAAATGTCTTAACATTAAATCCAGAACGACGAGTATTCCATAACAACATACCTTGTGGATATAACAACGGGTTCGGAGCATCAAGATCTAAATAATCACTGGTAATCAATCCGCCGGCTCCAGAAATTGGCGGGATTGGGTCGCTTACTGGATTAGTTGTACCATTTGGAGCCCAGCGAGCATCAGCAAACACAATACCATTAATTGTTGTTTGATCAGAATTACTAATTGCTACCCATTGATCTTGTCCGTTAACAGTTTCCCAACGGTTAATCATTGGATATAATTCTAAATCACTAGTATCAATCCATAAATCACCATATTGCAACGGACTTAATGCCGCATTGGTCTGTGTTGTCGGTGCCGTAGCACTAAAGATTGGGCCTGTGGCATTAGTCATACTTAAATCATAGCCACGAACATCATTAGTTACATTTTGATAACCCATCCATTCACCATTATTTTGAATCATAATGTCGGCTGTGGTAGCATCACTATAATACCAATAAGTTCCAGATACTGGATCGATTTCAGGAGGAGTAGCCTGCGGAATATAGTTAAATGCCGGAGCAGATACCCAATTAGAAAGAATTAAACCAGGTCCTGTTATATTTTGGTATCTAACACCAGCAACATCGGTATTAAATCCAGCGTCAGTAACCGGGATTCCTACTTGATCAGTTAAGAAGATATCACCTCCGGTAGCATGTGTAAACACAATAGCACCGGCACTGTTAATAGTAGCACTAACATTTGGAACATTTGCTGCACTAACGGCATTTATAAAATCTGCTGCAGTAGTACCACCTAAGCTAACTGTGGCCCCAATGGTAGAACTAGTTTCAGGTTCCGTGGCATATACCGAGAATGAGTTTGCAATTCCGCCTGTAATTATTCCACTAGATACATAAGCAGCTGTAGTGGTACTAGCAAATGATACACTACCACTAGTAGATGCTGTTACTGTATATGTTCCATTATAACCGGTTGGATCTATGCCAGTTACAACAATTGTTGCACCAACAGGATAGCGCCAAGTGTTGGCTGAAAAAGTTAAAGTAGCTGTTGATCCAGTACCGCTTGCTCCAGTTACAGAAACAGAAACAGAAGGGAAAGTTGGATTAGTGATTGATCCAGTAATTACAGTCGGACCAGTTGCATATCTTTCAAGCAGCAAGAATTCAGAAAAACCGGGTGCTGCCTGTTGATTAGACGTTGAATGGTGCGGATCTATTTGTGCATATGTGCTACCGGCCGGAATACTTTGTCCACCGTTTACTGGATCTAATCCATAGATAGCGGACGAATCATTTACATAAACTGGGCACGGTTGTGTTACAAATGTACCCAGTGTAGAGTTATATTTTTTAACTATCAAGGTACAACCTAAGTTAACGCTATTAGTCTGTTGGAATACTGATCCAGTAGGTGCTGGATTAGGATCTGTAGAGCGCCATCTTGGAGCTTGGTAGTTGGCACCGTGATAATATGTTGGACCAGAATAATCGCCAGGGGTAATACCCAATGTAGTCAATGGAGTTCCTACACCATCCTCAATATAGATAGCTCCAGGATCTCCAATTGTTCCGCCGCTAACATACGCACCTGTGTATGTGCTATTAAACGATACACTTGAATTGCTGCAGGCAGTAACAATCTGATATCCGTTGTATCCTGCGCCAGTACTGGTAAGTCCGGTTACAAGGATCGAGTCATTAAGGTCGTACGGTGCTGTTTCTTGTGTGGCAAATGTTAAAGTTGCAACGGTTGCATTACCTGTGGCACCGGTTACTGATAAAGTACCGCCTAGGGCAGTTGAATCAGCATATAAATTTAAAGATCCACCAATATTGGCTGCATAAACACCAAAGTTATTCATGTTATCATTAATATCTGACACCAGTTGTTGAACTGTGTTTGTGGAACCAATTGTTGTTGTTACACCATTAATTACAATTGTATTGCCGACGGGTAAACTAGAAGGTGCAGTAGTACCCTGAATTGTCGCCCACGAAGTTTGCCACTCGTTGCTACCAACTAATACCCAGGTATTATAAAGTTCATCAGCACTCATACCGTCTTGTAACCAATGTGGTGCTTGAGCTGTAGTCGGGCCACCGCGCTTGTAGTAAAGTGGGTTTGTAAGATTAGATTCACCAGCTGACAAAGGATTTGCTGAGACTACAGCATAATTACCAATACTTCCGTAACTTTGCAGTGGTACTGTTGACTCTGTTTCTAAGTAAGTATAATCTGTAATAACCGATGGTACTTGATTAGTAAAGGCCGCAGTTGTTTGATTCCATTGGTTAATACCCCAGTTGGAATTTGTAGTATCTAACCAATAGGTACCATTAGCAGGTGCGCCAACAGGACGATTTAGTGTAGCAGTCAACGCTGATAGATCAATATCTACTCGTTGAATATATGCTTGATTTGTAACACCCAATGCTGAATAGGCAGCCAATAAGCCGTATTCATTAAGTTCGTATCCATTGATAGGAGTACCAGCTGTTGTATTGTAAAAGAACGGAGTACCGTATGTTGACAACAAATCTCGCTGACTTGACATCAAATATAGTTGATTAGCATTAACAGCCAGTGTACCTGGAGCAATTCCAGTACCTGCACCAGAAATTTTATTCTGTGCTGTAGCTATTAAAAAATATGGTATTGAGCCGGCAGCGGCTGGTGTGTAATTACTTTGGTCGATTACACTAACTTGTACACCTGGGGATAGTAAGGCCATATCAAATTCCTTTTTATTAATATAGATATTTATCGGTTGCGGCAAAAAGAGTGCCGTATCACGTCCCTACTTCGTAGGTTTACTGTCAAGAATATGGTAAATATTGTTATGAGACCTATGTGTTTAGCCTGTAATCAACGATTTAGAGCTGTAGCCTATCACAAAGATGATAGAATTCAATATCGTAGGCTATGTGAGTATTGTATTAAGCGCAGAAAAAAACTCAAAACTCCTGATCCTAAATGGCAACTAAATGGATATAAGAAAAAACCCACATGTGATCGATGTGGGTTTAGAGCAAAGTATGCTGCCCAGTTACTAGTATATCATGTAGACGGTAACATGAATAATAGTGCTGTGCGTAATTTAAAAACTGTTTGTCAAAATTGTGTAGTCGAAGTCACCAAATCTACTCTGCCGTGGAAGGCCGGAGATTTAGCACCAGATCTTTGACTAAATAAGGGTGTAGTTCGCGATACGAGAATATCCAACTACTCTAACGCTTTGAAGGAGCAATCAGCAAATGTATTTACAATATTACGTCTACGCATATTTAAGAAAATCTAACTTAACTCCTTACTATATTGGTAAGGGAAAAAATAACAGAGCATGGGAAAAACACACAAATGTTTCTGTTCCTAATGACAAATCTAAAATCATAATATTAGAATCAGGATTGACTGAATTAGGTGCGTTTGCTATAGAAAGAAGGCTAATACGCTGGTGGGGTCGTAAAGATCTTGGAACTGGCATACTGTTAAACAAAACAGACGGTGGCGAAGGAAGTTCTGGATTAGTATATACACCTCGAATAATGAGTCAAGCAACAAGAGCTAAAATAGGAGCTAAAAGCAAGGGTAGAATTTTTTCGCCTGAGGCAAGAGAAAAAATGCGTAACGCTCGTTTAGGAAAGCCGTCACCTAACAAAGGAAAACCCCAGTCTGCTGAATCAAAAGCTAAAACGGGTAATGCTAATAGAGGTAGAAAATTACCGCCACGCTCAGACGAATACCGCCTTAAGATGAGCCTTGCGAAGAGGAAAGTCCCTCAACTAACTGCTTGACCTGGCAATATAGGTTATCAAGCCCATCAGCATTGTTATCTAATACAGCGTCAAACTCTGTACCAACCCACGCCCATTCGCTAGGGTGTATATTGTATTCTGCAAGACGATCTTTGCTTAGGCGCCATTCAACATTCTTCTTGTGTCCACGATTTACTTTAACAGCTAGATCATACCACGCAGGTTCAGGGCCGCGGACCACACGAACAACAACACCGCCAGCATTACGAACTGCCTGTATTTCGTTAGGAAAGCGTACATCTGTAATAACAATATCATTATGTGCTTTTGACAGTTTATTTTCAAGGCTGGCAATCCAGGTATCATCGTGAAATGCTCGACGGGCAACTTCTGTACCCCAGAGTTGTAATACTAATCTAGGAGTAAGATTGGGCATGTTCAAGCGGTTAGCCCACCATGGGTCTACAGTTTCTCGCCAGGCTCTAGATTCTGTAGTACGGCCTTCCAGTAACTCACGATCCCACAAAAATACTGCGGCTACTGCATCTTTAAGGGTGGCTGCAAAACTATCACGTTTAAATCCATAAATATTTTGCAAGTAGTCAGCAATGGTATCTTTACCCGATCCTTGGAATCCCGAAATGCCAACGATCATCTTATTTTTTCCTTACAGTTATTTTCGTGATATCTTACAATCATGTGTTTAGCGGCCTTGATGCCACAATATGAGCAAGTATATTTTGTTCTTGGTTTTATTTTAATACAGTTATTGCCGTGATACCTAACAAAATTTGCCGCATCTACAGTAGTTTGGCAATAAACGCATGATATTTTTATTTGTGACGGGTGAGTTCCTTTTGCTACACGGGCTAAATTTTGAACAGGTCCAAGTAAGTGATAGGTGCCTGCTTTTATTTTAGCATGGACGTGATTATTTGCCCCTAGGAAGTTGTGTGTACCATCTGCTAAGGTTCTAGCATTTACTTTAGTTGCGTTCTTGCGCGATAACTCTGATAATACTTCTTGCGATAGTTTTAACTTAGCCGCAATGCGAACGCAGGCGGCCCAATCTCCTTGTGCGTAATGTATAGCGTAATGATCTTGTATCGAGATGGCTACTAGATTGCTAATCTCGTTATTCTCAGGATTACCGTCTACATGATGGACTTCGTAAGGTCGTCCATCGTTGCCTACGGGTATTGTTCCGTAGTGTTTAAGATAGATTTTTCTAGCATTTACTTTCCTCATCTAATCGCGGTGATTCCTAGGTGCTTAAATGTTGCTTGTAGCATATCTATCTGGCGACGACAATCGTGGAGAGCATGATGTTCTGTTGGAGGCTTTGGTAACTCTGGCCACAGGCTATAAACAGTACGAGCATCACGTACATTATAGAACTGCCATGGAAGAGGTTTGTTATAGCTCTTGTAGGCATGCTCTAAAATATTCATGTCATACGTGGGCCCATTTGCAAAAATAAGTTTATGTTGCCAAATTAATTTGCCTAGGCTATCTAACGCTTGGTCTAGGTCAATTCGACCTTCTTCCATAAATGCTTCGGCTTGTGCTTCGGGTTGAGTGGCCCACCAGTCTATGGTGTCCTGTTGTATGCTACGATTCTCTTGGCTTTCGAGAGTAATTCTGGCATAGTATTGGCGGTCATAATAGCCTCGACCAAATGGATCAAAACTTTGGGCGGCAATGGTTAAAATGGTCGCATCTGGACCAGTTCCTAAACCTTCTATGTCGATCATTAATGAGCTCATGCTATGATTATAGCACAAATTTAATTAAATTACAAGTGGAATATCAGCCGATTACCCAGGTCAAGGGCTGCGAATTATCAACATAGTTTTTGAGGTCTTCAATGCCTTGTTGCATAATAGCCAGGCCTTCGGCCTTCATTGCTGTACCGTTTAGGGTGCCGCCTCCCTGTGGACCGGCGATCTGCCCAAATTTTTCTCGTGCTTCACCAATGATCATTTTACAGTTGCCCACCATATAATTACGGATCCATTGTGTGATCTGTGGATCGCTTAGTAGGTTGAATTCTGGTTTGTAATTGTATGTCCAAAGTAATACGCTTTCACCTGTACCTTTTGGATCACGCATTAGTTGTAGTTTTTTGGTGGTTGGGTTAAATGTATAAACCATATAGGCACCAAACATACGACCGGCTAATTCTACATATTGGCTATAGAAATCGTAGGTGGCAAGGCCGCCGGCTACGTTAAAGTTCATTAGGTAAACATTCATTGATGCTTGGCTAAATGGATCAAAATTTGACGCAAACGGGCCGGTGCTGTCACCAAATGTTCTGCGGAAAATTTGACGAACTGATTGTACTTCCTGGGGCAATGTATAGATGTTAACATTGGTAACCAGTTCCATAAAAGTGTAACTTTCTT